TCGTGACACCGTCTCCTTCGAACTTATTCGCAATGGAGTGCCATTCATCAAGGACGCCACTATCGCCGGTGGTGCTACCCACGCAGCGGCACTCGAAACACCTCAGCCGGTGACCAATATTTACAACATCAGCCTTGGTATCCGGCGTGATGAGACAGCGCAGAACAAGGTAGCCATCAGCGCCAATAAGTTCGAAGTTAAACCTGGTATTGATGCCAATCTCGAAGCGGTGATCGAAAACGTGCTGAAAAACGCTGCTGGATGTCGCAAAGCAAATGGCAGCAGATAAGAAAGCGATGGATGAACTGGCAAAAACAATCCGCAAAGCTATTCACAATGAATGCTTAGTTGGTGACATTATTCGGCGGCGCTTTGGGCGATAGCCTATGGAGGTTATATGCGCCTCACTGTATTAGATGACGATCCCGGCAGAAAAATTAATCTCGCTCAGGAACGATACACCGTTTATCTCGACGGTGTAGAGGTTAAACATGTCTTCACTGCTGATGATGAGAAAGGAGAAGTAATCGCAGCTGTTCCCGATGAGCATGGTTTTATGACGGCAGAGAACGGTGAAGTGAAGCGGCAGGTGCTCTATGGTTCCGTGAGGATTGAGCGCTTACCTAAGTAACAGGATCTATGCATGAACAAAGAACCCCGTATTTACGGCAGCAAGTGGGACCGTGAGCGTCTTATATTCCTTCGTGCTCACCCCTTATGCGTCATGTGTCACGAGCAAGACAGGGTGACAGCAGCAACCGTCGTTGACCACATCATTCCGCACAAGCTGAAAGAGGCGCTGCGATCTGGTGACAGCCAGGCAATAGCGAAGGCACAGAAGCTTTTCTGGAGCCGGAAGAACTGGCAAGGGTTGTGTAAGCAGCACCACGACTCAACGAAGCAGCGAATGGAGAAACGCGGTGCCGTCATCGGATGCGATGAAGGCGGGATGCCACTAGACCCCGCGTCACACTGGTTCAAATGATAATGGTTATCATGAGGTGGAGGGCGGGTAAAAAGTTCAGAACCTTGCCCCTGAATGACCGCCGCTCGTCCTTTTTGCACACAACCGCGAAATGAAAAGTTTTTTTCCGGGAGGTTCCGATGGCAGGAAGACGCCCGAAACCGTCCCACCTGAAGGTGGTAACCGGTAATCCGGGCAAACGTAAACTCAACGACAAAGAACCCACCCCGGCCAGAGAAATCCCTAGCCCTCCTGCACACCTCACTGACTGGGGAAAAGTGGCCTGGGGAAAACTGACAGTGCTGCTTGATGGTATGGGGGTTCTCACTGTTGCAGACGTGCTGGCGCTGGAGCGTCTTTGCGATATTTACGCCGACATACTCCAGCTGCGCCTTACGATCGCTGACGAGGGGAGAACGTATACAGTGCAGACGGATGGCGGCTTTTTGATTAAGGCAAACCCTGCAGTGGCCATGTTGGCTGATGCAGATCGCCGTTTTAAAAGTTACCTGGTCGAATTCGGTCTTACTCCGGCCGCCAGAACGAAGGTGAAAGTTAATGGTGGAGAAAAAGAAGAAGACCCGCTCAACCAGTTCTTCGGTTGATCCCGCCACGCAATACGCGATGGACGTAATCTCTGGAAAAGTAATTGCCGGTCCTGATATTCGAAATGCCTGCCAGCGCCATTTGCGTGATTTAAAAGAGGGTGGGAAACGCGGTCTGAACTGGGATGTTGAATCGGTTACACGGGCTATCAACTTTTTTGCTCAGGTATTGAAACTAAATGGTGGCGAGCACGAAGGTGCGCCATTTATTCTTCTGCCCTGGCAATGCTTTATTGTCGGCTCTGTTTTCGGCTGGAAGCGTGAAAACGGTACGCGCCGTTTCCGCACTGTGTATGTTGAGTCAGGGAAAGGCTCTGGTAAATCTCCGCTGGCTGCGGGAGTTGGCCTTTACTGCATGATGGCTGACAAAGAGCCGCGTGCAGAAGTGTATGCTGCAGCGACGAAAAAAGACCAGGCCATGATCCTGTTTCGTGATGCCGTGGCTATGGTTGATCAGTCTCCAGCGCTTCTGTCCAGAATTCAAAAATCCGGTGGAGCCGGTAAAGAGTGGAACCTGGCTTTCCTGCAAAACGGTTCTTTCTTCCGGCCTATCAGTTCCGATGATGGCCAGTCTGGTCCTCGCCCACATTGTGCGCTGATTGACGAAGTTCACGAACACAAAGATAACAAAGCCGTCGAGATGATGCGTGCCGGGACTAAAGGTCGGCGGCAGGCGTTAATTTTTATGATAACCAACAGCGGGCATGACAAAACCAGCGTCTGTTACGACTATCACCAGTACGGACAGAAGGTTGCTGCCGGTCAGCGAGAAAACGATGCATTTTTCGCTTTTATCTGTTCACTGGATGAAGGCGACGATCCTTTTAAAGATGAATCATGCTGGGGGAAAGCTAACCCATCAATGGGGCATACTTTTCTTTCTGATTACCTGCGCGAGCAGGTGGAAGATGCCCGAGGCATGCCTGCGAAAGAAAGTCTGGTTCGCCGACTCAATTTCTGTCAGTGGGTGGATGCAGAGAACCCGTGGATCAGCGGTGATATCTGGATGGCCTGTGAAAAGGACATCAGTATTGAACAGTTACGGGGTAAAACCTGCTTTGGCGGTCTGGATTTATCGGGAAAACGTGACCTTACATCGCTGTCTCTTTATTTTCCTGACATCAGTGTAATGCTGACAGAGTTCTGGACCCCTAAAGATACTTTATATGATCGCGCCCGCGTTGACCGGGTTCCTTACGACGTATGGGAGCGTGATGGTCATATCCATGCACCACCCGGTACAGCCATTGACTACGGTTTTGTCGCAAAGCGGATGGCAGAGCTGGCTGCAATGTTTGATATACGAAAAGTGGCTTTCGACCGCTATCACATTGACTACTTAACTCCTGAACTGGATGACGAAGGGGTTACGGTTCCTCTGGTACCGCACGGCCAGGGATTTGGTAAATCGGCAGAGTCAGGTTTGTGGATGCCGCACTCCATTGAACTGTTTGAGCAACTGATTATGGAAAAGCAGATCAGCATTGTTCTGAACCCCTGTCTGCGTTGGTGTGCGGCGAACGCTGTTATTGAAGAAGATAAAAACGGAAACCGGGTTTTCAGCAAGCGCAGAAGTAATGGCCGTATAGATGGCGTTGTTTCTGGTGCGATGGCGGTTGGCGCGGCAGAAGGAGATGAAGAGGATGACAGCGATATTGAGGGTTTTTTTGACGATCCGATCATAGTGGGTATCTGATGGCTAAGAATAAACAGCAACCAGGGCGCGTAAAGAGCGCTCTTTTAAACTGGCTTGGTGTTCCAGTAAGCCTGACGACCGGTGAATTCTGGCGGGAGTGGTTTGGAACCAGCAGTAGCGGAAAAGTGGTCACTGCAGACAAAGTTATCCGGCTTTCCGCTGTATGGGCGTGTGTCAGGCTCTTAAGTGAGTCGGTCTCCACGCTTCCGCTTAAAATTTACGAGAGACAGGCCGATGGATCGCGTAAGCTGGCCCAGAACAATCCCGCCTACCAGATATTATGCAGACGCCCTAATCCGGAAATGACGCCTTCCCGCTTCATGCTGATGATTGTGGCCAGTGTTTGTCTGCGCGGTAACGCCTTTGTCGAAAAGCTGTTCATCGGCAGCAAGCTGGTATCACTGGTTCCACTGCTTCCTCAGAACATGGTTGTAAAGCGGCTCGATAGTGGAAAATTACAGTACACCTACACGGAAAACGGAATCCAGCGGATCATTCCTGTAGGCAGGATGATGCACATTCGCGGTTTTGGCCTCGATGGTGTGTGCGGCATGATGCCCACAATGGCCGGGGTGGATGTCTTCGGGGCTGCGATGTCGGTTGATGAAGCGGCGGCGAAAATCTTCGAAAATGGCCTGCAGAGTACCGGCTTCCTTTCTTCGAAAACAGCACTGAGCAAGGAACAGCGAGAAAGGTTGCGTATCAGCCTTCAGAGCTTTATTGGCTCGAAAAATGCCGGGAAACTGATGGTTCTGGAAAATGAACTGACATACCAGAACGTCACCATGAACCCGGAAGCCGCACAATTGCTTGAAAGCCGCTCATTCAGCATTGAAGAAATCTGTCGCTGGTTTCGCGTTCCGCCATTCATGGTCGGCCATACGACAAAACAATCCAGCTGGGCCTCGAGTCTTGAGGGGATGAACATGCTGTTTCTGACCCATACTCTGCGTCCCCTGTTGGTCAATATTGAGCAGGAAATCTCGCGCTGCCTTCTTAACGGTGATGAGGATTTGTTTGCAGAGTTTTCCGTTGAAGGCCTTCTGCGTGCCGACAGTGCAGGACGTGCCGCGTACTATACCAGCGCCCTGCAGAATGGCTGGATGTCGCGTAAC